GGTCAACAAGGTCGAGGCGGGCACCGACATGTTCCGCGGAGGCTGGCGCCCAGCGGTAGGGTGGACCTGCGTGGTCGGCCTGTTCTACCAGTTCCTGCTGCAGCCACTGCTGCCCTGGGTCGTAACGGTCAGTGGTGGCCATGTGCCACCGCTGCCAGCGATCGACAATGAAACACTGATGGTTTTGCTCATGGGCATGCTCGGCCTGGGCGGACTGCGTACCTTCGAGCGCGTGAAAGGGAGGGCATGACCACCACAGTGCCTGCTTCAATGATCGGGGCGTTCGTCACTCCTGAGACCTACGGAGCCATCGGTAACGGCTCAATTGACGACACCAGCGCCATGAACGCCGCGGCCACCGCGGCAGGCGGCGGGGCCAGCAACACCGGCGCCCTGGTGCGATTCAACCGGGTGGCCAACGAGACGATCGGGGTGCGCGTGGCCGCCAGCGTGCCCAGCGCGATCGTCGGGCGCAACGTCTACATTAACTGCGGCACCGGGACCAGCGACTCGGGCAGCGGCACGACAATAGAGACTTAACCCCAGGCCCGGCTGTCATTGGCAGCCGGCGCCAGGTTTTCGACCGCCTGCTCGGCGATCGCCAGGCGCACCTTGAGCGCTTCGAGCTCCTGGCGCTGGGCGGTCAACTGCTGGCGCAGCAGCACCAGGCTGAGGATGTGACCCGGCTCGTACCGATCGCCACCTGGGGATAGCAGCTCGCCATCGTGAAACCGCCAGCCGGTCCACTTGCCACGGGTGCCTGGCAGGTCACCCAGTAGCAGCTTGATGGCCAGGTGCTGGCGCCCGGGGATCGGCGTGCGCCCGGTCAGCCAGCGGTACAGGGTTTTGGGGTGGATGTTGAGCTCGCGGGCCACGGCGCGCTCGCCGACGAGCTCGACCAACTGACGCAGGTGGCGGCCCGGAATCTGGTTGATCTCAAGCACGGCTCGGATAATCGTTGTTACGGTTAGGCCAGGTTGGTAAAGGAATCAGCACCTTGCCCGGCGCGTTGTGCACCCAGGCCGGTACGCAATCCAATGCGTTTTGTTAAATAACCGGTGGTTGATTCATTCCGCTTTTCTGCTAAAGCCGGCGGGCGCAGGTGCAGCACGAACTTGTGCTTGTAGAAGCTGCCGACCTTGGTGTGGCCGAGCGCTTCCATCTGCGCCTTGGTTCGGTTCGTGGTGGCCTTGGGCGCCACCTGCTTGCCGTCCTTGTCGAGCCACCGGGGGTAAGGGCCAGTGCGCCCGACGTACTCCCAGTTGGCCGCACGGTAGACCCCACCGTCGTGGTTCTGCGACTCATCGGCGTAGGTCACGAGAGACACGAACCGGCCTTCACGCTTGATCTCCTTGATGCTGCGCGCCAGGAGGAAACTGCAGGCGTTCTTCGGTGCCCCGGGGATCATCACCATGCGGGTCAGCGACAGCACCTTCTGCCACTCGGCCTTGTTGACCGACTCGCACGCCACGCGCGTGGGCGGCAGCCACCAGACCACGCCGACCAGCAAGTCGGTCAGCCGGTGGTACAGGCCGTGGGTGTAGACAGCAGTGTTGCTGCCGCCTTTGGCGTAGTGATGCTCGCGCACCAGTGCCTGGGCATCAGCCAGCGGCACGGGGCGAACTTCCCAGTCTTCGGAGTGCAGTTTCCACGCCATTTCTCATTCTTTCATTACCGATTGCAAAAGTATATTTTAGCACCTGCTAACCCGTCAACCCCCGCCCCGGGACGCATAATGTATAGTATGCCTTTACAGAACTGTAAAGGCAGCGAGCACTTAGGGGAAACATCGTGCTCGCGTCAGTTCTAGCAGGTGATAGAACTAGGTGCAGGATGCACCAGAACGGGGGAGGGCGTCAATTTTCGTTTGTGGAACGATTCTGCAGAATCTGCAGAACGGTTTGTGGAACGCGCTGTGTTAGCCAACCTGGCGGCGCAGCCAGTCCAGCAAGGCCTGCGGCGGAATTAGCTGGTGTGGTGGCTGCTCATCCAGGTTGGTCAGCAGCTTGTCAAACGCCTCGGCTTTGAGTTGCATGCGCTGATACTCGTCGAGAGCGTGGTTGATCGCTGCGTCAAATTCGCCCGGCATGTTAGGCCCCCTTCTTAAGTTCAAATTCAATCAGCATGTCGATGACATGCCGGGCCTTCTCGAGATCCTGCACGCCGGCCTTGTCCCTGAACCGGGTCACGTACTTGATGATCGTGTGCTGGCAGGCGTCGAGGCCGTTGGCCATTGAATACTCCATCGGCTGGATCTTCAGCTTCGTGTAATGGCTGCCGCCCACCTGGGTGGTCAGCGCGCCGGTCGGAGTCTTTTTGATAAAGCTGGGGATCTCGTCTTTCATCGCTTGCCTTTCATGTAGTTCATCAGTGCGTCTTGAACGCTTCGTTTGCTGACTCGCCGCGCCATGACTGCCTCGTCGACAGTCCCGCGCGCCACGATGTAATGCACAAACACGGGCCGATCTTTGCCGGCTTGCATCTGGCGCATGGGGCCCACGCGCTCCAGAATCTGATCGTGATACTCCAGGTTCCAATCCTGGGCGAAGAACACCAGGGTGTTGCAGTGCTCCTGCAGACCGTCCACCCCGTGGCCCATGCCTGCTGGATGCCCCAGCCAAATCTTTCCCTGGCCCGCCCTGGCTGCGTCCAGGTGATCCTTGCGGGATAGGTCTAGGGCGTCGGGGAATCGCTTCAGCAGGCGCCACAGGTCGCTGCGGAATTGGTAGGCCACCAGCAGCGGGTCGTCACCTGTCTCGGCGGCCAACTCCTCGAGGGCGTCGAGCTTCTCGGTGTGGACCTCGACAGCCTGATCGGGCCCGTACTTCTCCGGGTCCAGGTACACGGCGCCGTTGGCCATTTGCAAACACTTGAGGGATTTCGCTGCAGCGTTGAAGGCTTCCACCTCCTGGCTGCCAAACATCGTAAAGAGTTCCCGCTCGAGCTCGCGGTACTTGACCCGCACCGCGGCTGGCAACTCCACCTCGATCACGTTGGTAACCGGGTCCTTGATGTCGAACCAGTCCTTGGGGTCAAGCGTCAGACAGATGTCAGCCAGGCGCGCGTGGATGTCCTCATGCGCGTGGGGCAGGATAGTGGGGACAATGCCCGGCTTTCCGCTGATCGCGTCCTTGACGCGTTTGTAGGCGAACCAGCGCTCCTCGAACGAGGAGTAGGTGCGGCCCAGGCGCTGGCCCGCATCCAGGAACCAGGTCTGCCCCCACAGGTCCTTGAGCCCGTTGCTGGCCGGCGTGCCGGTGAGGTTGATCCAGCGCTTGACCTGGGCGTGCGCCACGGCGCCCACCGCCTGGGCCCTCACGCCACCCTGCTTGAGCCTGAACCCCTTGAGCTTCGTGCTCTCGTCAGCCACCACTGTGCGGAATGGCCAGGCCTTGCCGGCATTCTTGAAATGATCGCGAAGCCAGACCAGGTTTTCGTAGTTCGTGGTGTAGACCTGGGCGTCCTTGCGCAGCGCCGCGGCGCGCTGCTTCGCGTCGCCGATGACCGGCACCACCGACAGCCCGCGCAGGTGGTCCCACTTGCGGGCCTCGTGAGTCCAGGTGTCGCGCGCCACCCGCAGCGGCGCCAGCACCAGGGTGGGAGCGCTTTCGCCGACGATGTTGTGCAGCGTGTCGAGCCAGGTCATGGTGATCACGCTCTTGCCCATGCCTGGTTTTGCCCACAGCGCGCAACGCTCGTGAGCGTTGAGGTGCTCGGTCGCTACCTTGGCGTAAGCGCGAGGGGTGTACCGACGGGTCATTGCATCCCCTGGGTGTAGTGCCGCAGCTCGACCACCAGCGCCGCCTCGCGCAGTCGAGACACCGACGTCTTCTTCATCACCTCGATCGCAACCGCGATGAAAGTCTCGAGCTCTGCCCGCTCGTCATCGCCCCAGCCGATGAGCTCGGCCACGCAGGTGCGCAGCCTCTCGTCTTTCAGCCGGGAGATGGCCTGGACCACATACTCGAGGTCGTCGCGGGGTAGTGCTGCGCGCTGGCGCAGCAGCTCCGTCATGCGGTCGGCTTGCTCGGCCACGAAGTCGACATCTGGGCGCATACGCCCATTGAGCCGGCGGGTCATGCTACGGTCTCCACGCGCAGGCGGCCGTTGGCCGACGGCACCAGGCGAGCAGTACCTGCCGTGACCCTGGCCATCGCCGCGGCGTGGCGTCTTTCTCGAGTCCGAGCCTGGCGCTGCGCGCCGGTGAGCTTCTCGCGTTTGGCATCCTTGCCGACGCCGATCTTGTAAATCTTGATCGCGTCGCGACCGCGGACATCCTTTTCCCAGGCTGAAATGTAGGCGGCCTTAGCTCGGTGCCACTCGCGGGTGTACTGCAGCACGGTGACGTAGTGCAGGCCTGTTTCGTCTGCCAGCTCCTGGCAAGTGTAGGTCCCCTCGAGCAGGAGCTTTACCAGTTGGGCCTGCAGTACTGCGCTCATTTTGATTATGCGTCTCATTGCTTGCTCTCCATGCCTTTGCGCAGCTCTTCCAAGATGCTGCATACCGATGATGTTCGATGACACACCACGCAGTGCCGCCAGCCTTCTGTCGTGCGTTGCCGCTCGAACAGGTGAGCGAAGATCACGAGCAGGTTGTTGGTGGCCTGGTGCTCAGTGTTGAACCCCACTTCTGCCGCCAGTCGAATGATGTCCTGGCGGTTCATGACAGCAGCGCCTCCACGCCCTCGAGCGAGTCGATCACCTCGACCCGCTGACCCATGGCCCGCATGCGCTCGTGTTCGCGCAGCTGGCTGGGCCTGGGCTTTTCACCAGGGGCCTTGAGCTCGACCCAGACCGTCGTCTTCAGCCGGCCACTGTAGAGCGAGGCGTTGAATGGCAGCATGACCAGGCGATCAGGCGCACCGTTGCGCCCGACCCACTGGACCTTGCGCACCTCACCACCCATGGCTTTCACGCGCTTGACCAGGTAAGCCTCGATCTGGCGCTCACGCATGGAGGACCCCTACGATGAGAACAAACAGCGTGACCAGGGCCGCGCCCAAAAACACGTAGAGGACAGCCGTCTCGTAGACATCGTTTTTCTGGTCTTCGCCTTCTTCGTAGACGTCGTCGAGCCTTGGGTACTGCCGGCCAACCTTGGCCACTTTCACCGGGCAATCCCGGCCTTGATTGCAATTACAGTTACAGCAATGCATGTCGCCCTCCCTGGCGTTGTTAACCCTTGCGATATCGTGATGTCTCAAACCCCGCCGCCGCCAGCGGGATACCCACAGACCACGGCGGTTGAGTAGCCATGAGCCGACCGAGTTCGTCCGCGTTGAACTCGGGGCTGTCTGGTGTTTCTGTCAGCAGCTCGTCGTGCACTGACAGAACGATCTGGTAACCCTTGGCCTCAATCGAAGGCATGTTGTGTGCCAGGATGTCGCGAGCAAAAGCCTGGGTGGCGTTCTCGATGAGCTTGCCGCCGTAAGTCTTGATGCGACCCCATTGGCGGGTGTACTGGTTGACCCCGAAGTAACTGATCTGCCCCTCGTCGTCGACGTCGGGGTTGATGTAGCAGAGGTATCGACCCGAAGGCAGGCGGATGCGCAGCCAGGCGCCATCGCGGCGAGCCTTGAGGTGTTCACCGATCGGGAACATCTCGCCCGGGTTCTTGATGGCCAGGCGCACAGCCTCACCAGCTGCAGCCCACAGGGCCTTGGTGTTGGCGTGCGCTTCGCGCCAGGCTGTCTTAAGAACCTCACAA